TTAGTTAAGCCGTTCCTTAATTGATTGCAGATAGTGCCTGCTCACGTTATACACAGGCGGCTCACGATCTAGCATGCTCTTTACCCGTCCAACCAGCTGTCTGGTGACCTCGATGAGCCCGAGGGTTTCCCGGTGCATTTCCTTGACGCGGTCGATGGTCTGGACTATCCGGTAGATTTCCTCATCCTGAGCGAGGTTACGGTTCCAGTTCACTGCCAGCAGGACGTAGTTCTGGATGAAACGCGCCCTGAACTGATTAGTGTTCTCAAGGACAATGGTGTTGACCGAATCGCGAAGGACAGCCTTTACATCGGAAACAACCTTGGGGTTGATCTGCAACCTGTCCTCGAGGGATGCCTGGGCTACTTCGATATCCCCGGCCATAGCCTCGACCGTCCGCCTGGCATAGTCAACATATCCTTTGGGGAAGTGCTTTTGCGCCTCACCACTGCTGATCATCTGCCGCAGTGCCTCTACTGTTTCGTTAAAACCCATCGTTATCAGCCCCCTAGTTTTAGAATCTCTTTGTAGACCTGCTGGATGTGCTCAGGCACAATCCCGGTGATGTTGTCGTACTGTCCGATGCTCTTGAGCGACACCAGAATCGTGTAGAGCTTTCGGTGCATCAGTTCACAGACCGTCGGGATAGGGGTAAACACATCGCCAACGGTTTCGAGTTGCGCCCCCAGGCAACCGCCGGGGCAAACGCCCTTGAGCAGGCACTGCTCGCACATCGTCTGGTTCTGTGTGTGAAGCGAGAATACCCCCAGGGCCAACTCCAGGTTTCGGGCCTCTACGCCTGTAATCTTGCCTCCGTCGACCCGGAACTTCCCGAACTCAAACCCGGCATAGGACGTCCTGTGACAGGGGACCAGAGCGAGATCCCCCATCCGGGCGTAGAGGGCCGTTTGTATCCCGCAGGTCGTTCCACGGGCCCGCTGCCAAAGGCTGTTGATGAGGATATTGAACCCCCTTTTGCTCACCATGAAATCCCGGAATCTGTCCGAATCCTTGTCGACTCTGTCCCATGCCCAGAGGACGAGGAACTCAATGAACTCCTCAAATGACTGCATTTGAGCCTCAGACCACTCCGGGTTTCGAACTTCCAGGAGGTATAGCGACCAGAATGGAATGTCGTGCTTAGCGAACATCTCCTGAAACCATTGGAAGTTCTCGATCCAGCTCTCGATCCCGCGGGAGTAGACCATGGGGTGAAACCCGAATCCGTACTTCTTGTTGAAGGCAAACACCTTATCGTAGTACTGATCATCTCTCTTCAAACCCTCGAAGAGGTAGATACCCTCGCTGTCAGCCTCACGCCTTCTTGGACGGTTTGCTTCCATGTGCTTCCCGTCAAAAGAAGCGCTCAGGAGCAAGCTGATGTCGAGCTCTTGAAACCGGGCGATGAAATCCTCTACGGTTCCAGTCAAGTCGTCATCCAGCATCCACGTGTAGTTCGTCGGCACGACGATTTGCTTTGGCCGCAGGTCTCTTGGCACCTCAGCATAGCGTTTGCACAACTGCTCCAGAGCCGCCAGCGTTATCTCCTGGCTGAGTGGGCTGCCGGAAAAGAACTCGATATTGGGTTTCAGGCGGTTATCAAACAGCCAGTTGAGGACTATGTCTAGATGCTCCAGTACCCGCTCTGGGTCCCGGATGTCCAGGGGATAGAGCTCATCCCCGTGGCGGCTCAAGTAGCAGTATGTACAGTCCAGGTTGCAGTCAGGCGTGATTATGAACTCCAGCTTATCGTAGTTGGGAATGAGCTCTCCACGCGGCCTGGCCCAACTCGCGAAAAAGGTGCGCTTAAGCAATGACGTCAGGAGAGCATCGTTCTCGACTTGGTATCTCATAGTGATCTCTCCCCTTTCCACAGGAAGTAGCTCTTTAAGAGAGCCTGAAAGGCCCCATTTGCCCACAACCGCGCCACCGACACCGGGGTCAGATAGATGCTTCCGGACTGCAGAAAGTTCTCCGCCGGGCATGACATCCTGGTGTTCAAGAACAGTGCCAGCAGTTCCGCCAGCCTATCATCTTCGAGATAGACTCGATCAGCCTGCCCGGCTAGGGCGAGTTCCCTCAGCATTGACACCGTCGAAGAAACCTTCAGCCCGAGATTGTCGTGGTAGCCCCTCAGCAGATAGAGATACCGGTTCTGCTCTTCCTCAGTGTCCTCAACGTTGGCGGTCAGATAGCGCCTGATGTTGGCCACAATGCCCTGCTGGAATTTACTGACACTCCAGTCGTCAATCCCCCGGCTAGGCTCAAGTATCTGCTCCACGTAGTGGTCGTCATTAAAAAGGAACGTCCGGTGGCAAAGATGCAGGTCGCCCTCCATGTCTAGTCCGAAGGACGAATCCCCTCCCGAGCAGGTGCCCGCAAAGGGTTGGATGCTGAACTGCTGACTCTCGGAAATGACGTCCCGAAGCCGGAACACATAACCGTTAAACGGTGGCTTGATGTGCTCGAACATCCCCTGATCGCCAAGATACATCTCATGCAGCCTTCTCTGATACTCAAAGAACGTTGCCAGTACCCGTCCGTCTTCCGTCGAGTACTTCCCCGGCACGACCAGGGTGGGGGAGTTATTGTAGACTATATTCCCCCGCCATTTCCCACCTTCGAGGATCCCGACGATGGCTCCAAACAGGTCATCGAAGAACCTGTACCAACCGATAAATCGCCCGTGGAAGTCCTCGATCATCTGCTCCATAGCCTCCAGCGGCACCGTCGCCTTGAACGAAAAGTTGGTCCTGACCCTGGAGAAGCTATGTTCTGACATGAGCCTGAAGTAGGTCTTGGCGTTTTCGATGATGCGCTCTGTGATGCCCTCCTCATTCCGGGATACGTCAGTAAGCCACGCGTCTCCATCGAGGGAGACCTGCCACGTAAAGGTGATTTCCCGATCGTATCGCTCGCCGACGTTCTCCAGAGCCCTCGTAAACTCGACAATCCGCTCCGGATAGGCCTTCAGGTTCGATGAAAACCCAAAGGCGTTCAGCTCAGGAAAGGCCTCGAAGTAATCGTCGAGATGCTCGGTGAGCTTATCGAGTATCAGCGTCGGCTCAGTGCCCCAAAGGCCGATGTGGCGAAGCTTATCGCCGAAACCCGCTTGCAGTCGGGTGATGAAACTACCGTCATCGAGTGCCCGCAGTAGCTGTTTGTGGTACTCGCCCATTCGCTTGGTCTTCGGGATGTAGCAATAGTCGCAGTCGAGGTTACAGACCGCCGAGGCGAAAAGCTCACTGGCAACCCCTCTAATGTTTCGTTCCATGATAGCCATGTGTTATTCCCCCTGTAACCAACCTAGTTACTGCTGTTCACGCTTGAATTGGCACTGAAGTCCTGATAGACCATGGCCTCGCTGTAGTCAGAAGTATAGTGGCCGGAGCATGATGTTACGCTGTTACTGGTGATTGGGCTATTGTCAGTAGTACCAGAGTTGCTTGCCACCGTGCTATTCCCACTGCCTACTGAGTCATCATGTGATGTGTTAGTATACGAGCAGTTCGCTGTGTAATAGTTGGTACTGCTATTGGTGTACGAACACGACGAGGTGTAACTGCATGTAGCGGTTGTCCTGTTGTCGTCTATATAATCAATGTTGGTTCTGATTTCGTCGAGGGCAGCTTTTGTGACTATCTGCCCCTGGGCAATGCTCTCAGACCATGAAAAAGCCATCTCCTCACTCCCTTACTCAACAACTGGGGGACAATGGGTACCATCATGACCACTATAGTCGCCACCCAAATTAGAACTGTAGTCGCTGGAGCAAACGGTGCTATCATAACTGCTGTTGACACCGTTATCTGCATACCAGTGTTCTGTATCCAGATCTGAACCACAGTAGGGACTGTTGTGGTCAGCGTTGTCTGCGCAATCGTCGGAATTGTCGACACCGCACTCAGGCTGGTAGTCGGCATCGCAATAGGGACTATTATCTGTCTTGTTGTTTCCATTGTAAGTAGAATCTTCGCTTGAATTGTCGGGTCCATCGTTAGCCGGACAGTAACCGCTGTTCTGGGTGCTGTTGACCGTACCCTTGTTCGTGCTATTCACCGAGGTGTAGTGCGTGCTGCAGTCCTTGTTGTCGTCAAGGTAATCTACGGCAGCCCTGATCTCGGCAAGCCTGCCCCCAGCACCAACCCGTGTTTGCCCGGCAGTGATCCCCTGGCTGTAGTCCTCAGGCCACGGATAGGCGGACATCCAAGGCGAGTCAGCTATGACCTGGTCAACATTGTCCTGCGCTTCTTCGAGATGTGACTTCTTCACCAGCGTTTTGCCGGCTACAGTCTCTTCTGACCATGTGAAAGCCATTTCTCAACACCCCCTAGGCGAGCATGATAACCATAGCGATTCGCGAGATGTCCTCGCCGCTATGTGGCTCAAGCGCCTTTCCGATTACCGCTCCTGGCTGCGGGTTCTCGCTGGCAACCGCCACACCGGCGACATCCGAAGCGATCAGCAGATCCCCCACCTCAACTTCCCCGCTAACCCTGACGCAGACTTTCCCGGCCAGCCCCACGGGGATGAAGCCCATCTCGATATTCCCCTGTACTGTGGAATTCTTGCCGCCTAGGATGAAGCCGAAGGTGTCGGAGAAAACACCCACAACCCTTCGGTCTGCCCGAATGGTGGCCCTCCTGACACCGCCCTTTCCGTCGGTCACCAGCACATCACCGGCTTCCAACCCCTCTTCCTCAGTTGGGAAGAACTCCGCCAGGTCGTTATAGACCGCCCGGTGGACATGGGCGTCGTCGTCCACAATGGTGTAGGTATTGTCGTGGTCATAGTCAATGTAGTAGGCAGTGGTATTCGCCATGGTGCCAGTTGAAAGCACCGTAATCGAGCCACCAACGTAATTGATAGTGTAATCGGCGCCCTCCGTGTAGGTGGTCACGCCATCTGTGGTTGTTACCACAACGGTACCGCTCTTAATATTGGGATTGTCCAGTTGAACAGCAGTATCGTAGGCGGAGGTGAATCCTTCGTCGACCACGCTGATGATAGCCCTCTTCCGTAGCAGAGCGCCATCGTCATGTGTTGTAGACCCAGACAGAGTGCCACCAGCCTTCTGTAAGAACGTTAATGCGGACTCAGCCATGGCCTCATCGTACTGGGTCTCTATATGGTTAAGCCGCTCCGCGCTGATGCCTGGGGCCCCTCCGGCCACCCACGCTGGGTTGTTTTTTGCATAAGCCATGCGTTGCTACCCCCATTCTGCACGCTTTTGATCGATAACCTGACACTCGAGATCTATCCGATATCATCGGTCCGGACGATCTGCAGGCTCTCGAGCTCGGTTTTCAGCCTTGAGTAGAGCACCCTTGCCACCAAGACTCCAGAGTTCGTCGCTGAGGTTGCGCTAGCACCGGCGAAAAACCCTATTTCCTGTATCTGTTGGTTTGCCTCATAGGGTGCAATGTAGGTTGTCGTAACGGCCTCTCCCGCGTTAGCGCCAGCCTTCTGCTTGGTGACCTGCTTTCGAAAGAACTCAGCACCAAGCTGACTGTCCTGGGGCGTTGGGGCGGTGGCATCCGACCCCAGGGCCACGTACCTGATCTCCAGGTCTGCGGTGACCCCCATCAGTGCGTCACGAACCGCGTTTACAGCCGCATCCGTAATCAGGTTACTGATTTCCTCTATCTCTTCTCGCCCATCCCGGCGGCGCGCAATCACCCTCACCCTGCCCCGCCACGGGATCTGTTCCACCAGTCTCACATCAGTCATTCGATCACTCCTTAGCAGGGGTACGTGTTAGCATCCGGATACAGTGCCGTGCTGGGAACTGGACAGGAAAACACATTCACGCCAAGGTTTTCCGCCCAAGGCCATGACTCCTGAAAGCTGTGGAGTACAATCAGCACCTGGTCTTCGCCGATGTTTACCCGCTCGACAAAGGCCCGGCCGCGAGTCGCCATGGCCGCAAACATCCTGCTCCACGACCCTTGTTCCGGCCCCTCTACTGCCACAACGTCATGCCAGATTGTTTGCCCATTCTCATCACTTACGGCAACGGATTCAACCAGCATTTCCGCGTTGTTCAGGTTGTGCTCGGGAAGGTCGACGGTCAAGAGCTGCCCCGGCCTTAGCCCGGTTCGTCCGGTCTGAAAGCGCAGTCGCCGCCCAATGGTGGCATACTGTTTTAGCTTGGCGTTGGCGCTTTCGAAGCCCGCCTCCCGGTTCGTGGCATCCGGTTCATCAGCCACATCCTCGACGTAGCCGGTGCCACCGTTCTCAACACTCTGGCGGTCGACAACAGCGGAGCTGTCTTCCGAGAGGACCACGATGTCGTACTCACCCTGGTAGGTTACTTCCAGGGTCTGAGCCAGGGTAAGGGGGGTAGCCCCCCAGTCCTGCTTCAGCACGGGGTCGCCCTTCGACCAGTACCAATCCTTGCCGGTGTCTGTGCCCTTAACGCCCACGGTCTTTGTTACCCCATCTACCTTCACCGTTGGTTCCTTCGCCATGGGAAAACCCAGGGCAAAGGCTTGGGTACTGTCGTCGCCCTTTCTCGTTTCAGTCTGTGGATCAGTTGTGTCTCGCCCGCCCTTGATGTACTGCCGGTTGCGGTACCTTGGATTGGCGTGTTCCACGCTGACACTGCCGTGATACATGTCGTCAGCTGTGGCCATCCAGGGTGCGGCGTAGGTTGATCGCTCGACAAAGTGCAGGACCTTTTCAGCATCTATGTACCAGATGTACCCTGCCTTCTCAGCCAGGGCATCAAGGGCTTCAGTAACAGGGCGGTAGTTCATTACTGCCTGGCGGATTGTCGGTCCGTCCTGAATTGTGCCTCCAGCGCCGCGCGTCCCTGACACCCCTTCATCCTGCAGGTAGGAACTCAGTAGGTCTGCTACTATGTCGCCAGCCAGCATCTCTTCATAGGACTTCACGGCTATTCGCTTGTCTGCCAGGTAGTGCCAGTCAGCGCAGGAGATGGAGTGGTACAGGAGGGATCCCGTACCGTGCTTCTGCGCTTTGGCGGAGTCGATTACCCCGCCGAAAACCCGGACACCACTGTCATCTGTGATCACGACCGGCTGACCCTTTTGGTAGTGGCCAGTACCCAGCTCATCTTTGACGACAAAGGAGCAGGTAGACCGCTCACCAATCGCGTCATCGATTTGCAGGGAGCCACTCTGTATCCCTACGGCACTGCCGCCGATGGTTATTTGCATCGGTCATCATCCCTTTCAAACTAAAGGAAGGGGAATGCTCGAGGCAGCTTCCCCTTCCTTAGTTCTCTATGTTTAAGAAGCGCGCTCCCGCTATCGCCCCACTTTGGCGATAGGGGTGACGTCTAGCTCTCTCTTTTGTCTCCCCTTGCTATCTCTTAGAACCGCACTCCAGTCTTCAGCCTGATTTCTCTCACCAATTGTTCCGCGATGTCCTTGACGCCAACGCTACCGTGAACATGCATGGTGACGTTGATCCCACCAACACCTGCGCCCGCACCGCGGAGCGGCAGCACTGCTTCCGGCCCTGCCTCGCCCAGCAGCGCGAGGGTGGGGCGGGTGACGATGCCGCCTGAGGCCATTGGTTTGAAGCCACTGACAGCCCTGTTGACAGGTGGTGGGCTTGCTGGCACAGGACTGGTCGCCAGAGCCTCCGAAAGGCCGGTTAGGCCAGCAGTTCTGACGGCCTTCTCCGCGGCTGAAACCTCCTTAGCCGCCGCCTTCGCAGAACTCTTAATGCTGTCCAAGGTGCTTTTGAGACCGTCGATCTCTGTGATGATACCGTGGATTTCTCTTCTGATGCTCTCGGATATCTCGCCCCATTTCGCAGCGGCGGTGGCCCCGATAGCCTCCCAAATCTTCGGTAGATCCTTGTCCCTCATCGTCTCCCATATCGCCAGGAGATCTGCTCTGATGCCCTCCCAGTACGTTGTCAGCCATTCTCCAACCGGGGTTACGGCTTTCTCAAGGGCTTTCCTGATACCTTTCCAGGTCTCAGGCAGATCCTCATCCCGTAGGGTCTCCCATATTGCCAGTAGTTCTGTTTTGATACCCTCCCAGTAGATTATTAGCCATTCTCCAATCGGGGTTACCGCGCTGTCAAGGGCTGTTAGGCCCTCATCACCGGTGTAACCACTGGGGTTTGTAAGCCCCATCAACTCTCCATATGGGGTCACGGTGCTTCCAAGAACTGTCTCACCAGAAACCCCGAAGCCGTATCCGAGTCCGATGCCAGCGGGGTAAGTTGCGGTATCTCCATAGCCCCAAAACGCAGCTGTTTCACCAAAAGGTACGGTGTTCTCACCCTGTTCGTTTCCGGGCATTCCTTCCTTGGGCTCCGATGGCTTCGAATTCTGTATCATACTTCTCCATGCTTCTCCCAGCAGATCCCAGATGAAGTCCATCACTTTGTCAGAGAGCCAAGTCGCGAGCGCTGCTACGGCAGCGGCCGTTACCATGGACGCCTCAACCGGGAATGCTGCCACAACAGCAATGATACCTGCAATAGCCCCCAATGCGCCTAGTATGTCGAGCGCAGTCAACGAGTTTCCCGGATTTCCGTGACCTGGTGTGAATTGATCAGCAATATACTCTAGATCGTCTTTAAGCTGCGTGATTGAATCCCCCAGATTAGTGACAGCCTTTTCCAGTGACCTGATTGTCCCTTCTAGGTTGTCAATCGTCGTTATTAACTTCTCTGTCTGAAGGATAGTGACCATAGTACCTACTGTAGCCACATCTACCCCTCCCTTTCAAAATATGCTATACTCGGTTATGAGGAGGTGAGCCGAGAGTGATCCACGCTTCCATTACTCCAAGTTCAGCGGGCGCCGCTACTTTAACTGGGCTCGTTTGGCTCCTTTTGTTGTACTTCTTACTCAAGATAGCTTTTCGGCGCCCATTGGACGGCTGGTCATTGGACGATCAGGTGATGAAGTACAGGGGCCCCAATGGAGAATCCGGAACAGTGCCCAGATCCTCAATAAAGACTGTAGTCCTTGAAGGTCATGGCTGGAGCCAATCTGTTCTGAAGATCATCGGCGAAGGCAACCTTCTTGCCGCAATTACCTTGCCAAATTCGTGGGCAACGAAAGCCCACCGTTGGCTACTCGACAACATTCCCCTTCATTCCGAAACACATCATACTGGTGAACAGGCGAATGCGCGTAAGTCCGAGAGCACGTATAGGACTGGGGGATCTCTGTCATCCTGTGCATTCAAATTAGACGATGACATGCTAATCTCCACTGCTATCGGTCGATTCGCGGTAATCCCCAGATCCTCAATTGAGGGTTTACGGGTTGAAGCCAAGAGTCCCGGCAAATCCGTCCTGAAGCTCATTGGCCATGGCGTTGACCTGGCTAGCTTCGACTTGCCACACGACCAAGCCGAGAAGACCCGCGATTGGCTCATTGAACAGCTAGGTCTCTAGCGCCGCACCCTCGCCTTCATTTCGGCTCGTTTGTGCGCTGCCTCGGTTTCTTTTGCCTCTGCAGCGTAGAAGGCCGCCCATTCTCCGAGTTCCCTCGTGGATAGGCGGCGTTCCAACTCCGCGACGGGCATTTTCAGGTCCCGGGCGAGGCGGAAGGTGAATAGCCGCTCCGCCTCTTCCGGGTGACCAGAAGGATCTTTATACCCCAGGACGAAAGGATTTGAGGGCCTCTCGTTGAGCCTCCTCCGTTAGTCCCGAAAGCCCCATGATCTCGCGTAGGATCCTATCAACGGCGGCCGCCGATTTGTTTCGGAGCGCCTCCGCCTGCTCCTCATCGATCTTCGGGTCAACCAGGCAGTGGGCCACCATCAGCATCTCCAGCTTGTCTGGATCGATTGCCCCGTTTGTGGTGGCCGTGCGGCGCAGCCTTTGCTGCGCCGCCTTGGTCAGTCCCTGGATCGTGACTGCTCCGCCCCATTCCGGTACCTCGACAGTCTTCTGTTCAAGGTCGGGGGCAGCCAGGATCTCATCAATAGACAGGATGGCACCTTCGGGCATTAGTAGGTCCCCCTCGTTACCGCCCCGGTCACCTGCAGCTCCGCTGAGAAGGTCCCGGCACCGTCAACGCCGGTGGAAGGCTCGTAGCTCGTGCAGATGCACTCGCCGGTATACTTAACATTGCCAGTGGTACTCCCCTGGGGCCCATACTCGAAGCTCTTCTGAGCGCCAAGGGCTGCTTCCAGGATGGCATCCACCGTCGGGTCGTAGATACCCTCGATGCTGATGGTGCCGTCCTTCAGACCCGGAATGTAGCCCTTGTTGGTGTCCTGAAGGGTGGTGGTATCTACTGTATCCGCACTCTTTGACATTGACGCGCTGGTTAAATAAGCGCTGACATCTGTCAGCACGTCGCTCGCGTCATCAAGCTTAAATACCGCTTTAGAACCATGGGTAAAAGGCATTACTCCATTCCTCCTCTAGTTACGCCCGAAGGCGACAGTAAATGTGGCCGCGGGGTTCGTTCCGCCAAGAGTCCAGATGGCCCGGACATGCTGGTCAACACTGCCGGTCACTGTCTTTCGTTCTGCCTGATGGGCAGCGCTAACCTGAGTAAACGCTATCAAGTCTGTCCAGGTGGTGCCGTCGGGTGAGTGCTGAACGGTGACGTCCAGGGTGGGACTGGTGCCCGAGATCGCGGTCACCTGCAGAACAGCCACTGCTCCATCACTGGAAGCGGCTCCGTTGTCGATGGTCGTGCCGTTGGTGCCAGCCGTCTCCTGTGACAATGGGTGAAGCGATTTCACCCGCTCCCGACCGATCCTGCTCTGAGCCTCTACGGTGATGGCAGCCAGGTCCTCTACCGGCGTACTAACTTCGTATGCGGTGGCGATTGCATCAAACCCATAACCGTCGCTTCCAACTGCTGATTCCCCTTGGGGAAACCAGAGCCACAGACTGCTCGAGGAACCCAGGGCTGCCGCCACCGTCTCGTCAACAGCACCTGTGTCGCCATCGAAGAGACCTTCTGCCGAGAGGCTTCCGTCCTTGAGGCCGGGTACATACTCCTTCTCTCTCTTGCTAAACACCGTCGCCTCAAGCACGTCGGCCTGACCCCCGCTGCTGAAGCTCTTCAGGTAACCGGTAAGGTCATAGCCATTTACGTAAACTCTAGCTCTTGAACCATGTGCAAAAGGCAAGATTTCACCCCCTTCTGTCCTGTCGTATCAAGTGACTGTGGGTAGGGCAAAGGTGAGCTGACTACCCCTGTGATTGTCAAAGTCAGGTGCAGGGAGTTAGAGATGATAGATGACTGCCTCCACCGCCACTTGAAAATCGGTGTAATCCGGATCATTCACGTCTTCTTCCTTCACCACACTGGTGTCAAGCACTTCCACACCCCCAGCACCGCCCATGGTGCCAGTGTAGCCCTGAAGAGACGCCTGGATCGCCTTGGCGACGTCTTTGGCGTCGTCATAGCTAGACCCCCAACCGGAGATCTGAAACTTGGCTTCAATGTAGCGGGGGTTCCCGCCCCCACCAAGGGCCCTGTGCCCAGTGCGTTCCATCTTGCGGTAGCTGACGGCTGGCAGGGTTGGACTTGCCGGGAGCTTCAATCCATAAACCCGGGCCCCCACCAGGGTCGATACCCCGGAGTCAGATTTCAGGTGGCTGTCCAGGGCTTCCTCAATTGTCATTGTGTCATCACCTCCCCCCAAGGGGTCCTCTTGCGAAGCTCATCCTTGGCCGCTGTTTCAGCCACTGCAAAAGAAAAGCCGCCCGGCCTGGGGCGGCACTTCAGTCACCAACTCTCCTTTTGTCCTCTACTTCTATTGTAGCATGCATCACCAAGCCCCATCTTCGCAATGGGTCCATCAGTAGCTATGACATCCCTTGGGCCTTGACACCGATGCCCTCCCTGAATATCATCTCCTTGATACGCCAAAACAGGGGCACCCAGGCTTCGTATTCATCCCCCAAGTACTCTGCTATGGCCTTCAGGGCCTCACTCCGCAACCTTAACAGCAGACGGCGGTCAACTGAAAGCTCCTTCATGACCTCCCTTATAGATAGGCCCTTAGTGTATAGACAGAAGATTACCTCCTGGTGTTCCAAGGACAGTGGTCTCAAGGCCAGCTGAACATCGCATTTCATGTGGAGCAGATCGTCTGGCCGGCACCGAGAGTTGAAGCACTCAGCGTAGCGCCTTAGAAGCCAGTGCGCAGCACTGGGAGTCATGACCTCCCACCCCCTAAGCGGGGCCGTTCCGTCATCAGGCGCGCGTATTCCTTGTGCCTCTGCTCCTCCTGCTCCAAGGCAATCCTGTGAAAGACGTACTCAAGGGAGCCGTGCTGCTGGCACACGCGACAGAACACCGTGCAATCCTCTACGTTAACCACCAACACATTCTGCTTCTGGCAGAAAGGACAATCCACTCCAACCGTTCGTACCTGACCAACGTGTTCATTTACCGCCTCTATAATCTCGAGGTATTGCAGCTTAACCACTCATGCCACCCCCGCGTGCAATGAGTGAAGGCCGGCCCCAGACCCCTACATGGGATCTAGATGCCGGCCCCCGGTTCCAACGGTAGCCGCTCCAAGCTCTAGGACCTCTCCAACTATCCCCCCTTTATTCGCCGTTTCATAGATGACAGGCCTACTAAGACAGCTTTCCATATCTCATTCTCCGTTTTCGATCCATCAGGAGTTCTAACGCAGTGAATCAAAAAAGCCGCCCGGCCAGGAGCGGCTTTTCCATCCTTTACTTAAATTATACCACCCGCCACCATATGCCAGTCCAAACTAGGGCACCCAGGCTTCATATTCGTCTCCTAAATGCTCTGCTATGGCCGCCAAAGCCTCATTGCGTAGTTTCATAAGCAGACGACGCCCCACTGAAAGCTCCTCCATGGTCTCCCTTAGGGGTAGCCCCTCAATGTACAGATGGTGGATGGCCTTCTCGTGTTTTCGAGACAGCGGCTTCAGGGCCATCTGGACGTCACACTTCATAAGCAAGAGATCATCTGGGCGGGTCCGGGTCTCAAAACGATCTGCGTAGCACCTTAGAAGCCAATGAGTAGTACGGGGCCTCATGGGATGCTGCTCCTTGAGCTCTCGGCAGACCTCCGCCGGTAAGCCCCATGTAATCCAGTCCACCCCCTGTCCATCTCAGACACTGTCTTCCGCCCTAGACGGTCAACAACGCTTACCAGCCCCTCACCACACCCTCTCCCTCTTAAATCGGGTTTTTCTCCAGTTTGTTGGAGAGGAATGAGTCTACTGGAAGCTGAGCCTTTCCGGGACAGGCGGACCAGGGAACCCAAGCACTGAAAGGGACAGCCCTGGCGGCTGTCCCTCTTTCGTGCTCTATTAGTTCTCAGGCTTCAGCTGATCACGTGTCTTATCGATTCCCTGCTGTCAAAGTGGAACCAAGGGCTTGCGCCCACTCCTTGATGGCCTCCCACTGGCGGAAATCACCCTCGGAGGCCTTGACGCCCTTGGCGATGAGCCTGGCGGCCAAGGAGAGCTTCTTATAGTCCATCAGGCCGGCAAAGAGCCCGACACTGACCGGGCTAATCTCCGGGAACTTCTCCCGCACCGGGTCAAGGTAAGACTTAACGGTGGCGCGGTTTTCACTTGTTGGGTCCTTCATTGTGAGGCACACCACAAAGAGGGCCACGGGAACTGCCCTCAGCCTGTCCCGGTGCTTCTCGATGAAGTTGATAGTACCGGGATGGAGCCTTCCGTAACGGACGGCGCTGCCCAGAACCACGGCCCCGTACTGGCTCAGATCCTCAACCTGCTTCATCGGCAATACGTCGATGGACAGGTTCCCGTC